ATTGATAGGGCTAATGCAGATAGAGAAAGAGCAGATTTATTAGAAAAAGCAGTAGACAGAGAAAACTTTACAACAGAACAAAGAATAGGGTTTTTAAAAGAGGCTAGTGCATTAGAAGAAGAAATCACAAATAAAGAAATAGCTTTAGCACAAATAAGGTTAAACACTAAGATAGAAGAAAACAAACTGTCAGGATCAACTAAAGAAGATTTAGATGAGGAGGCACAGTTAAGAGCTGATTTAATTACTTTAGAAACTTCTAGGCTTACAAAACAAAAAGAAGTTACCAGTCAGATTATAGCTTTAAACAATGAAGAAAAAGCTGCAAGAGATAAAATAAAAGCAGATGATGAAGCTGCTAAACAAAAAGAACTTGATGATGAAGCTGCATTTAGACTAGCAGAAAGAGAAGCATTGGCTGTAGATGAAGATGCAAAAACAGAATTGCTTGTAACTAAAGCTCAAGAAAGATATGATGCTTTAATAGAACAAGCTAAAAAGTTTAATGGTGATGTAATAGGATTAGAAAAAGCTAAGGCTGCTGAAATTGCAGAGATTACAAAAAAGAGTGAAGATGATACTGGTGAAATAACAGAAGAAGGAGAAAAATTTAAAGTATCTACATTAGCTAAATTTATTGCATTAGGTGTAGGTATAGCAGCAGAAGGATCAAATGCAGCTAAAGCATTAGCAATAGCACAATCTTTAATATCAACTTATCAAGCAGCTGCAGATGTTCAAAAAAATCCTTTAAGTGTAACACCTTTTCAAAAAGCAGCAGATATGGCTTTAGTTTTAGCAGCAGGGTTTGCACAAGTTAGAGCTATAACACAAACACAGATTCCAGTTTTAAGTGTTGGAGGTGTTTCAGCAGGGGGAGTATCAACATCACCTGCACCACAATTACAAGCTCCTGATTTTAATGTAGTAGGTGCATCACCAATTAATCAATTAGCAGAGGCAATAGGTGGACAACAACAACAGCCAGTAAGAGCTTATGTAGTTGCAGAAGAAGTTACATCAGCACAAGAGTTAGAAAGAAATAGAATTAGAACAGCAGCATTAGGCTCAGGCATGATAGCAGGAATTTAAAAAACAAAGTAATAAACCAATTATAATAATATGAAGATTATAGAATTAATATTAGATGAAGAAACTGAGTTTAATGGAGTAGATGCAATTTCTATTGTAGAAAATCCTGCTATACAAAGTAACTTTGTTGCATTAAAGGATGCAGACCAGGTAGTTAAACTTGCAGAGGTTTCTAAAGATAAAAGAATATTATTAGGAGCAATTCTAATTCCTAACAAACCTATTTTAAGAAAAGGTGATGATGAAGATTATTACATATACTTTTCCAATGACACAGTAGAGAGAGCTAGTCAGATGTATCTTAAACAAGGTAATCAACATAATGCATCATTAGAACATGAATATAATTTAAAAGGATTGACATTAGTAGAGAGTTGGATAGTAAAAGACCTAACACATGATAAGAGCAGGTTATATGATAACACTAAAGATGTTCCAGTAGGTACATGGATGGGTGCAATAAGAGTAGACTCTGATGAAGTATGGGATGGTTATGTTAAAGAGGGAGTTGTTAAAGGTTTTTCAATAGAAGGCTATTTTGCTGATAAAGCTGAAAGACCAAAAGAAAAGATAAATGATTTTTTAAATGAAATAGAGTCCTTAGAGGCAGAGTTTTTACTTTCTGAAATAGAAAACATACTAGATGATAAAGAAGTTAATCTAGAGAGCTTTAATGACTATCCTGAAGGTGTAGCAAATAATGCTAAAAGAGGAATAGAGTTAAATGAAAAGATAAAAAATAAGTGTGCAACTGATGTAGGTAAGATCAGAGCAACACAATTAGCACAAAAGAAGAACATTTCAGTAGAGACTATTAAGAGAATGTATAGCTATTTATCTAGAGCTGAAGATCAGTATAGAAAAAACTCAGATGATTCAGAGGCATGTGCTAATATTTCATATTTATTGTGGGGTGGATTAGCTGCTTTAGGTTGGAGTAGAAACAAACTAAGACAATTAGGAGAGTTAGAACTTGAAACAGTAGTGGTTGATGACAACTTTGCAATAATAGATGATAGGTTAGCATACTCCTCTGTTGAAAAAGCAGAAGAAATGGCTATGAATATAGGATGTGAAGGTCATCATATGCATGAGCTAGATGGTAAAGAGTGGTTTATGCCTTGTGAACAGCATGAATTAAAAGCTCCTTGTCAAGCAGGATATGAAATGTATGGCTTTAAAATTAAGAATGGAAAGAGAGTTCCAAATTGTGTACCAATAAATAACTAAGACATGCCAGGAAAACATTATAAAAAGAAAAAGAAGAAAAAGAAGTAATGGCTAAAAACAAGTTCATATCATCTTCAACTTTAATTAAAAAAAAAGTAAGAAGAAAGGGTGTTCATGCTAAAAGTAAGACTTCAAAAAATAGAGGATCAGACAATTATGTCAAACCATATAAACAACAAGGAAGATGAATAGAAAAAGAAAGAATACTGCTCCATCTTATACAAGTCCTATAAGAACTCAAAGAGGTTGTTTGTGTGATGATGGTACTTATCATCCTGAATGTTGTGATGGTACACTATGGGGACAAGGTGTAGGAGCAACAGAGGCAGTAAGAGTAGAAGAAAATTTCATCTTATTAGAAAACAGTAGCTATATGTTACAAGAAAACAATTATAAAATAAAGCAATAAAATGGCAAATAAGAAAATATCAGAATTAACATCAGCTAGTACATTAACAGGTACAGAAGAATTTGCTGTTGTTCAAAGTGCAGAAACTAAGAAAAGCACCTTAACAGTTTTACAGCAATATATAGTAAACACACTAGAGCCAACAAATTTAACAGTAGTTAGTGGTGGAGGTAATATTGATTTAGGAGATTCAACATATAATAATGCAGAAATAATAGTGCTATCATGGAGTGGTGGTAGTGATACAATTGAATTAACACTACCTGATGCTACTACTTCAACAAATACAAACAGAGCATTTAGAATTATAACAGACAGTACATATACTACTAACACAAAAGCAGATCTAACTCCTAAGGCAGGACAGACATTAGATGGATCTTCAGATGCTTATAGAATTAACAAGGCTTATGAAGGTATTAAAGTGTTTAGTAATGGTGTTGAATGGTTTATAATTCAGAAAAAAGCATCATAAAATATAAATTTTAACATATATATAATTATAATCATATGAAAGCAACTGATACAATTAGTAAAATCAAAAACATCTTAGGCATGGAGTTGTCTAAAGAAGTAAAAGAAGTAGAAGTGAAAGCTGAAGAAGTTACACTAGCTACTATGAATCTAGAAAATGGTACTGTTATAGAGGCAGAATCATTTGAAGGTGGTAAGGAAGTCTTTATTGTCACAGAAGATGATAGAGTTCCAATGCCAATTGGTGAATATACTTTGGAAGATGGAAGATCAGTTGTAGTTAAAGAAGAAGGTCTTATTGACAGCATTTCTGAGGCTACAGAAGAAGTTGAAGAAGAAGTTGAAGCATCTAATGAAGATGTTAAAGCTGAAGATTTAGCTACAGATTACCCATCTAAAGAGGAATTTAATGAGTTAAAATCTATGGTAGAGGATATTAAAACAAATCTATCAGAGGTTTTAAAAACTCAGGAAAAGGAAATTGAAAAGTTACAAACTGAATTATCAGCAGAACCTGCTGCACAGCCTATAACTCACAGTCCTGAAAAGAAAGCTAAAGAAGTAGAGTATCAATTTAGCAGTTCAAGAGCAGAAACTTCTCTTGACAGAATAATGAAAAAATTAAGTAAATAATATAAATTTTAAAATTCAAAAAAAATGAGTAAACCAACAATAACAACTACTTATGCAGGTCAGGCTAGTAAAGAGTACATAGCAGCTGCATTACTTTCAGGGACAACATTAGAGAATGGTGGTGTAACTGTTATGCCAAATGTGGCACACAAAGAAGTAATCCAAAAGATTGCTGCATCAGGTCTTATCAAAGATTCAACATGTGATTTTGATGATCAAGGAACTGTTGCTGTAACAGAAAGAATATTAACATTGGAAGAATTCCAAGTAAATGTTAAGTTCTGTACTAAGCAATTTGTAAATTCATGGGAAGCATCAGAATTAGGAGTAAGTGCATTTACTAACATGCCATCAAGATTCTCAGACTTCATCATTGCAAACTTTGCAGA